CAAAGGCGATATCGTAAAGTTAGTTGCTGCAGGAACAATACAATTAAGTTCTGTTACTGATGTTGCTAACGTTGGTGTTTTCAACGGTTGTTTCTATAATGATCCTACTACTAAAAAGCCGACATTTTCTAACTATTACCCTGGTAGCATTACGCCATCCAGCGGTGATATTGAGGCATTTGTCTATGATGATCCAAACATGCTTTTCGAAATTCAAGACAACGGAACTTTAGGCCAAACTGCTATCGGCGATAACGCTGATCACGTAGCTGGCACAGGTTCTACTGTTGACGGACAATCTAGAAACACGCTTGGTTCTGCTGCTGGCGGAACTGCGCAACTTAGAATAATCCGAATTTCAGAAGATCCCGATAATAGTGATATTGCTTCTGCGAACGCTAACTTCATCGTGAAGTTCAACGAGCACCTTTACTATAATAACGGGGCAGGCGTATAAACCTAGGAGATATTGAACAATGGTAATTTCAAGAATGCAATTGGTCAAAGAACTCGAGCCAGGTTTGAATGCCTTGTTTGGGTTAGAGTATGACCGATACGAAAACCAGCACACAGAAATTTTCGATGAGGAAAGTTCTGATCGTGCTTTTGAAGAAGAAGTAATGCTTGGTGGGTTCGCCAATGCAGCTGTAAAGCCTGAGGGTCAAGGGGTAACCTATGAAGACGCTCAAGAAACTTTCACTGCAAGGTACACTCACGAGACTGTTGCTTTGGCTTTCTCACTAACTGAAGAAGCTGTAGAGGACAACCTCTATGACAAAATCAGCACTAGATATACAAAAGCGTTAGCAAGATCTATGGCTAACACTAAGCAAATTAAAGCAGCAAACATATTGAACAATGCGTTCAATGCTAGTTTTGCTGGTGGTGATGGTAAGGAGCTTTGTGCTACTGACCACCCAACGCTAAGTGGAGACCAAAAGAACGAGCTATCTACTGCAGCTGACTTAAACGAAACTTCGCTTGAGCAGATGTTAATTGATATCGCTGATATGAAAGACGAGAGAGGTTTAAAAATCGCTCTTCGTGGAATGAAAATGATCATTCCAGTTCAACTTCAGTTTGTTGCAGAAAGATTAATGAAATCTGATGGCAGAGTTGGCACAGCTGACAATGACGTCAACGCATTAAAAAACATGGGAATGGTTCCACAAGGTTATGTGGTAAACAACTTCCTAACTGACACTGATGCGTTCTTCATTAAAACTGATTCACCTAACGGATTAAAACATTTCGTTAGAGCACCAATCAGAACTGCAATGGAAGGCGACTTCGATACTGGTAACGTTAGATACAAAGCTAGAGAGAGATATTCATTTGGATTCTCTGACTGGAGAGGTATCTTCGCTTCACCAGGAGCGTAAATCTTTAAGAGTGGGCGAAATTAGTTCGCCCACTCTACCTAGTAAATAGTTACCGAGGCTGGCTAGGCAGTACAGTATAGTGACGAGGTAACGAAAGCCCTATACAGGCAAAGGAGTATAACATGGCTACACATTTTAAAGGCCCAGTACTATTCTCAAATGCATCTGCATTTGAAAATTTAAAGATGTCTATGTGGCCTGATCAATTCACATATTTTGATGATTTTAATCAGGGTGCTTTAGACGCAACACACAATTGGACTATCGTAAAAGATTCATCAGCAAGCGCAGCAGTTGTTGCAGATTCTCTAGCTGGTGAAGTAAACTTAACTTCAGCAAACACTACTGATAACGATGGTGCATCAATACAAGCAAAACAAGAATCTTTTGCATTACCTACATCAGCTGGTAAAAAATTATATTTTGAAACTAGAGTAAAAATTTCTGATGCTACACAAACTGATTTTTTAGTTGGTTTCACAGAAACTTTTGCTACAAATCCAGAAGCTGCATTATTATCTAGTAATGTTATTGGATTTGTAAAAGTTGATGGTAGTGCTATTGTAAAAGGAACTACTGAATCTGGCGATACTCAAACTTTAGTAGAGTTCGCTGATACTACAAAATCAACAATGGAAAATGACACTTATGTAACTTTAGGACTTGTTGCTACAAAAGGAACAAACTTAGACAAAGTTGAGTTTTACATTAACAGAAACAAAGTTGGTCAATCTACTACAAACATTCCAACAGCTAACATGAAAGTGATGGCTATGAGTGTTTCAGGTGATGCTACTGGACAGAAGATCACTACAATTGACTACATTATGGCTGCGCAAGATAGAAACGTAAGCTATAGCTAAACAATATAACCGTGGGTGGGGAGTAATGGCCCCACCCTTTTACAAGGGGAATTAAATGGCACAATATGTAAAAAAATTATTTGACGGAGACAAGAAAGCAATATTTTCATTTACTGCTAAAATAGCTTCTACCACAGCTGAAACATTTAATGTTGACGCATCTGGTTTAAATGCAAGAAATGATGGCACAGCTTGTACTTTTATCAACATTAATAAATTATGGTGGAGTGTTAACAACTCTGCAACAACTAAACCACTTTTATTAGAGTGGGTTAACAGTGGAACTAATCCAATTGCATGGTCTTGTAATTTTGCTGACGACATGGATTTTAGTACCATAGGTGGTTTGCAAAACACTAAAGCCGCTAATTACACAGGCGATGTTTTAATTAACTTTTCTTCTGTTACTAATGATGATACTGCGAGTTTAGTTGTTGAATTTATAAAAGAATACGCACCTATACCGTAGAGGTTTAAATGGCTTACTCAGGTACGAGAACATTTAACCTCTCAGTAGAAGAGGTTGTAGAAGAAGCATTTGAAAGATGTGGTCTTGAAGTTCGTAGTGGTTATGATTTGAAAACTGCTAGAAGATCTATGAACTTAATCTTTTCTGATTGGGCAAATCGTGGCCTTAATTTATGGACAATAGATTATGGATTTCAAACATTGACTGCAGGAACAAACTTCTATGCAATAAATCAAAATGTTGTTGATATAATTGATGCTACAATAACTACAACTGCTGGTGCAACTACTAATTTTGAAGGTGATAGTAATACTACTGATGTTGCAATTACCAAAATATCTAGAACAGAATACATGAATTTAAGTAGAAAGACAGAGGAGTCATCTGGTGATGCTAGACCTACACAATTTTGTCTAATAAATGGACAAGTGACAACTAACGGATCTAGTAATAGTGGTAGACCAGAACACCCAATGACATTATTTTTATATCCTAATCCTGATAAAGCTTATATTTTTAAGTACTTTTTTATCAATAGAATACAGGATGCTGGTGCATATACAAGTGAACCAGACGTTCCTTTTTATTTTCTTCCTTGTTTAGTTTCAGGATTAGCTTATTATATTTCTATAAAAAGAGCACCGCAATTATCTGCGGGACTAAAAGCGGTATACGATGAAGAATTTGAGAGAACCGCTGATGCTAACCGAGAACGAGTCTCGTTTAGAGTTAAACCGGCGCAAGCATACATACCATAGGAGGTAATATGCCAAAATGTGAAATATGTGGTCACACATGTCACTGTATTGTTGATGGTTCATGCACTATTGACAGATGTGATTGTGGTAACTGCACATGTAAAAAGGAGGACTAATGAGTAACCCACGTTATAATACACAATCTACTAATCCAAGAACTGGATCAAAAGGTGGAGGTAGTTATGGAAGAGGTCAAATTTCAATACCAACACCTGTAGAAGCAGGAGCTGTAACTACTAAAGGTGTCGCACCTGCAGCAGGAAAAGCACAAGAAATTTCTATGTCAAAAGGAAAACAGACTGGAACTGCTTTAGGAATGGGTGCAGCTACAAAGGGTGGCAAATACACCTGGAGTTAATGAATGTCATACGCTAAAGGAAAGTACGCAAAATTTATATCAGATCGTAGTGGATTAGAATATCCATACACAGAGATGGTAATAGAATGGAATGGCATGCGTGTTCATACAAGTGAGTATGAACCGAAGGCACCACAGTTGATGCCACATGAGCATTCACCAGATCCTCAAGCGTTAGAACATGCAAGACCTGCAAGAGTAGAACCAGCAACAGAAAGACTATTACCTTTAAATGCTTTTATACATGAACCAGGTTTGCCTACAGTATTTAAAGTTTTTGAACCTGGTCACGGTAGAACTACAGGTGACACTGTAAGATTTAGAGATGTTCAAGATCAAAAATTTGCACTTGACTTAAATACAGCTAGTGGTTTCACTATAACCGTATTAGATGAAAACTTTTACAAAATACCAAGTGATGTAGGGTTTACAGGATCAGGTCCCATTATTGGAGGAGGAGGGGTAGCGTCTGCAGGACCTGTCACATTATCATCATGACAACATATACTGAATTAGTACAACAAATAAGAGATTATTTTTC